CGTTGATTTGCCCAGTCCAGGAGTGCGACTGTGCGAGAAATTTGCCCCTTTCTAGATTCATCGGCAGGAAGGGGGGCATACCATTTTCGCATCACTTCATCGTACGGCAAGAACCTTAAGCGCTTGTCCTTTTCGAGTTTGCGACGATAACCCGGGCGTGCCTTCTCCGCGGCCACAAGAATACGTTCCCTCTCTCCTTGGAAGAAGCGGTACAAGTCCTTGTGGTGGGCGGTGAGCATGACATACCCGTTCATACGTTCGAGCAATAACTCAAAGCGCTCGTAAGATCGGCTTACTCGCTTGAAAGTGTGACCGTCTTGACGAAGTGATGTATATTTTTGCATGATCCCGTCAGGAACATGCTTGACCTTGTAGGAGAGCTTGGAGTGGTCAATGCCGTAGGCTTCCAGCTCCGCTCGATCCTCTTCAGTCAACTTCTCTCCGAACTTTGAGAGGAAAACGATTCCTTCTATCCGCTCTTCGGTGCCTGGTTCATTTTCGAAACGGAATTTTGTCCCGGTGACTTCTTCAGCAACCTTCACTAACGACTCGCGATCGATCTGACGCATTGAGTGTAGGAAGTTGTCGTCGCCGACGTTGTCTATCCATATCATGTTCATCACTTCCTCAGCGTTCATGTTCCATGTTCGCATGAGTGTGAGAATCAATGAAAATTCGAGACATTCGGTATTGTCCTCCGTTACCGATTCATGACCAGTCTGAATACCACCTTCCTTGTACATGTGGCGGAATTCGGAATCGAGTTTTGCAGCCATATTGACCAAATGACCGCGTAGCACGCTACCCTCAATTGCAACGAGGGCGCGGCGAATTTCGTCGGCTTGTGGGTGCCAATCATACCCCTTCGCTCGTAGCTTTGTGCTGATCTCGAAGATCCTTTGACGCACATTGCTGTCGAAAGCGGTCCCGTCCAATGAGTAATGGTACGGGTATTTTTCAGCATTTTCGTAAAGCCGGTTGAATGCAGAACCGGTCATTGGCATTCCTGGCTTGCCATATCCATCCCATGGGCCTTTGCGATCGTTGATGTCACCGTTCACAACTCGGCCTCGGATGAAATTGATCCAATCAGCACCTATAATGGTTCGGATGTCCTTTCCATCATCAAGCTTCTTCTTAGAGACGATTGCGCTCTTCGGGAAGACGTGCGAGATTCTTTCATGGACCTCCTTTTCACCAAGGGTGTTGGATGCAATATCAACCAATTCCCACAGGAGATTGGCGCCAGTAGTTGACTTCATGCCACGAAGCTTCCTCTTCGACTGAATGAAAAGAAGAGGGTACCCAGGAGAGGCCTTAAATTGCTTGATCAATTTTGAGGGCTTTGTCAACTCCGCATGGGCATATAAACCTGGCCACCGCCAGAAGAAAGCGTCCACCAATTCGTCTTGCTCAGCAGCAGTGATAAGCACATCCTCATTCCGAGGGCCATATCGCTGCATTGACTGCCAAACTTTTGCTTCATTGGCGAGGAGAAGACCGTCCAGACCCCTATAAGATTCGTCCCACAAGCCGAGTTTTCTCAGCTCGTCGCGGGCCTCCTCCAATAATGGGTCCAGGTATTCTTCTGTCCTCCAGTGACGGACAATTTCTGTCCTGCGAATGATCTCTTCTTTGCTCAACCCAAGTGAGGGAGCAAGATGAGTCACTTGCCAGTCCAAAGCCTCCTCGTAAGAGCCCCGAATCAAAAGATTCATACACAAGCCGTTCTCCAAAGCCGGTAAGCGCACCTTACACCACGAGAGTGGTTTCGGGCGAAGCTGCGGCAAAATTGGAGCCCATGCCGGTTTTATCTTCTGACGTGTCCGCTCAGCAAGGTCTGCGAGTTCCTCATAGATCTGAGTCAACTCCGGGGATTTTATTGCGAGGCGCATCCAACGTCCAAGACGCTCCTCTAAGTTCGAAACCCTTTCAATTGGCAGAGCAAGGATTCCTTTGATCGCTCTCTTGAGGAACCAGGTAGTACCTCTGGCCCTCGATTCTATCTTCTTCCAGATGGGGATAACGTCAGAAACTTCACCTTGTGTTTCTCGCAAGAGTTGTACTTGCTCCGTTAGGAGGTTTTCCAAAGCACGAGGTCCGGGGTTGGTCTCAATGTCACCACATTGGCCTAGAAGATAATGTGCCCAAGAAACAATATTGGAGACCGGGTCTTTGGTCCAATTTGCGCGCTCATAAAGCATCGCACGCACTTCCACCGTTTTGACAACGCATCGGGCCGCTTCGGAATAGCGGCTTTCAGACAATCTGCCTGGTGGGAAATAATGACGTAGGCCTGGGTGCGGGAAAACCCCAAGCCTTTGAACCTCCGCAATGGTTTCCAGATGTTCACGGAACAATGGCGCGATTGTGGCCAACTTGAATCGAACACAACCCTCACACATCTCATAGACCTCATAGAGTCGTTGAGAGCGGAAGGCATGTAGTGCCCGAGCCTCGTAGATATCACGCTCGAGTTCCTCAATCTCCTTATCCAATTGCTCTTCCGTTACCGACACAACACTGGAGTCAGGGCCTACTAATTGCAAAGCAGTTTCCGGCACCCTTACCTTATGGCTGGTTGGCGTGGTTGAACCAGAGGAGGGAGTTTCTGGGCGTACCGTGCTGGCACAGTCCGTTTCGTCATCTTCAGGGAGAGCTATCTCGACCCTGGCATCACAAGCGACACCGTCAAAGAAGGAGTTATCGAAGTCATCAGCTAATGCGTCATAACTTTGGAACATCGCTTCGATAGCACGGTGTTTCCACTTTGTGGAATGGGCATACCATCTGTCATCACAAGCCCAGACGGCCAAGCTTAGTCCAAGGATTCCCCCTAGGAACCAGGCAGCGAAGGGTTGAAGGTTATCCCTCACTCGCCATTTGGGGTCATCACGGTCTGCGAGCGCCTCTGCAATTCGGGCACGTAGCTCATGCGGGTCTGGCCACGCCGCGTACCTGAACTCATCCTCTAGCTTCCTTCCGGGAACTCGAAGAGAATTCGGGTGGCGACATAGCGGCCCTAGGCAGAGCAAGTCCTGACAGCAGGCAGGCTCACATTGAATGAACAAATCGCCGTTCATTGGCACCCTATCGTTGAAAGGGCGAACGACGAAGCAATCTACCCTCTGTAGTGTCCAGAAGGAGTTGACCAATCTCTGATCGGCCGTACGGGCAATGCCAACCCGCCG